TGGTCGCAGCAGCCAGACCCAGCTGGTATTCAGCCCATCGAGCGGTGCCGCCCTCGGACTCTTCGATCAGGCCCGTGACGCCGATCCATCCGAGGGCGATCCGCACCGAGTTGGGAGTGCCTCGAATCCGCTGCCACAGCACACCCTCCGCCAGCGCCCGCCGTTGGTCGTCGCCCAGGTAGGGGAGGATTTCACCCAGGCCGTATTCATAGATCAGCCACGGCACCACCGAGTCGGGGATGTTGGTGCGCTTCGCCGTGCGGATGGTTGGCACCGGCGGGCCGATGCGCTGCAGGCCGGATGTGGCCCGGGAAAGATCACGCTCTAGCTGCGTCGCGTTGGGCGGCAGTAGGTCGTAGCGGCTCATCGGTCACGCCCCGCCATCGTGAGCGTGATGGCGCCCAGGGCTGGGGCCTGACTGGGGCCGCAGACTACATCAGCTGCAGGCGCCGTCAAGACGACACGCTGCACGCCGGCCGGGTGCAGCTGAGCGATCAGCCAGGAGCGGGTGACGTCCCAGCCCAGGCCTGAGGCCGCAGCGAAGGCGGCCGTCAGCCGAGCCTGGAGGCCGTTGAACACCTCGATCGGCGTCTCAGGGTAGAGGTAGACCTGCGCCGTCACCGGCACGGTGTTGATGGTGGCGCCCGCCACGGTCAGCGCGTCGGTGATCACCCGCACGCTGTCGCTCTGCAGGGCCGTGTTCACGGTGCTCAGCAGTCCACTGCTCGGCGTGCCATTGCCCTGGCTGGAGAGGATGTTCACCAGCACCTCGCCGGGGGCCGGGCTACTCACCGCGGCATCCTTCACCAGCGGGCTAGCGCTCAGCGCGGCGAAGCGATACCAGGCGGCGCCACCGGCGGTGCTGCTGCCCATGATCCGCTCGATCACGCGCGCGCGCAGCGCTTCGTCGTTCTCATCCTCCAGCCGCGTCACGGCATAGAACGCCGCCAGGTTGTCGAGGTCAGCACCAGCGGCATAGCGCAGCAGGGTGGCTTGCAGCGCATCGTTGACTCGCTGCCGCAGGATCAGCTCGCGGGCGGCGGCCACCTCGAGGATCTTCACCCCAGGGTCTGACTCGAGGATCTCGGTGTAGGACGGGTCGCGCGCCTGCAGGTCGGCGATCATCGCCGCGAGGATCGTCTCGAAGTCGAGCTCCTCGATGATCGTCGGATCGGGAATGCTGCTGAAGTCGATCGTCGCCATCAGACCACCAGCCCCTCAATCTCGATTCGCTGCCCATTGAGCAGGTAGTACCCAACAAGGCTAAGGCTGATCTGACCCTCGGCCGTGACGTTGTCGATCTTGATCTGCTCCAGCCTCAACCGCGGCTCCCAGCGCTCCAATGCCTCAGCTGTGGCGGCCACCAGCTCAGAGATCAGGCTGTTGTTGATCGGCCGGTCGACGAGGCGCGGGATGCGGCTGCCGTATTCGCGGCGATGCACGCGCGTGCCGATCGGCGTGGTGAGGATGTCCTGGATCGACTGGCGCAAATGGTCGAAGCCGCCGAGGGCATCGCCGGTTGTGCGGCTCATGCCGGCCATGGCCCGCCTCCTATGGGTTCAGGTCAATTCTGCCGCCGACCAGTTTGAGGTCGCCGGTGGCTTCGATCTCGATCTTGCCGCTGGCCTTGATCTTCACGTCGCCCTTGACGTCGAGGAAGAGCTTGTGCCCCTCGCGGTCGTATTCGACCACGGTGCCGTCGTCGAAGGTGCGACGCTGCAGGCCAGCGCGGTCGCCGTTCGCATTGCCGTTGGAGAACAGGCCGGGGATGGCGACGCCGTTGGCGAGCTCACCAGAGGGGGCCAGCAGCATCACGACCTCGCCGACCTCGGGCGGATCCCAGACCCGATCCTTGCCAGCGCGCGGCGTGAACCAGGGCACCCAGTCGGAGAGGATCTCGCCGTCCTGCAGTTGCACGCGGATCGCCGGGAAGCCCGCCGTCGCGCCGGTGTAGTCGGCCTCGTGCACGGTGCCGTAGCGGGCGACGTTGCTCAGCCGGCGGGAGTGGTCTGTGCTCTCGGGTGAGCCGACGCCGCTGGTGAGCTGATCGGAGCGGTTGATGCCCAGCATCAGGCTGCAGTCTTCCAGAGGTAGCGGACGACGCCGGGGATCTCGACGCCCTGGGGGGTGGCCTCGAGCTGATCCTTGATGAGCAGCTGCGCGGCGAGCATGTGGACGCCGTGGCGGATGCCATGCGGGACGATGTCGCCGACAGGTTGACCGGTGGCCGATTGTGCGGCCTGCTTGGCCAGCTCGAGGGCCAGGCCGAGGCGCTCGCGGTCCGGCTGCTCAATCTCCATGAAGGCCGCCAGACTGGCCACGTCGAGCGGCAGATCCTGCGAGTAGGCCTCGTTGCTTTCCGGGGTGGCGGGATCGTCGGACTGGAACTGGCCGGCAGCGGTGCGTGCGCGCTTGCGGGTGGTGGCCATCAGAGCTTCTCGCTGTTGCCGTAGATGGTGGCGTTGCCCACGGGGCAGGCCGCGCCGGACTGGCCATCGGGCGTGATCTGGCCACCAGGATAGGCGCCGCTTTGCTCCAGGGGATCGTCGCCGTCGATGACGTAGGGGTTGGGGCCGTCGCGGTAGGGGCTGTGATAGGTCACGACGTAGCGCAACGTCGTAGCGCCGGTCGTCAGCGCGCCATCAAACTCCGGGTCGTCGCTCTTGGTGTCGAGCAGCAGGGCATCGCTCGACTCGAAGCTGGGGATGATCCAGCTCTGCAGAGCGGCTTCCACCTGGCCGCTCATCGTGTCGAGGTCTTCGTCGATGTCGTCGAAGCTCTGCGCGATGCAGACGATCGAGACGATGCAGCGGCGGCGCTCGAAGCCGTTCCAGCCGGAGATGCTGCGGCCCTGGACTTCCTCAGCCTCGCGGGTGTGGATGACGATCGCCGGCAGCTCGGGCTCATCGATCGGCATGAGCCGGCCGCTGTAGACCCGGGGCCCGGCAGCGGTGCGATAGGTGGGCGCACCAGGCTGCTGGCCCTGGGCCGGCGGGGGCGTGAGGTTCGCGCTCAGTCTTGCGACGAATGCGCTCCGGATCTGGGTGCGGGGATGGGTCATGGGATCAAGCAGCAAACACCCGCACCGGTTGCTCGGGGGTGACCACGTAGGAGGCCCAGTCCTCGGGCAGCTCGCCGATGTAGTTGACGTGCCAGCCGTCCAGCACCGTGGGTGTGTCGCCGCCGATGGTGATCACGCCCACAACGTCCAGAGCGTGGGTGTGGCTGGCGGTGAGCACGGTGCCATCAACGTCGGTGAAGCCGACCTGGGTCAGCGCGGCCATGCCGGTGGCTTCGTCGGGGAAGCGCAGGTAGTGGGTCATTGGGTCACCGCCTGAAGGGTGCTGCTTGAAAGGCGCTGGGGCCAGTAGGTGAGGCGTTTGATGGTGCCGTTGAGAGCGTTTGCGCCTGTCGGGTTGGCACCAATTCTTAGTTGATCAACAGTTGGAATTGTTGCGCTTGTGTCTTCAGTTCCAAGCGTTCCAGCATTTGCAAAGTTAATTGAATTCAGTACATAGGAAAGTGCGAACCGTTGTTGCGTTCCAAATGTGTAGGCAATGCTATTATTTGTTTGAGTTGTGCCTCCTGCTACAACACGGGCAATGCGGGTGTTTGTACCAGTGTCCGCTTGAATACGGTTATTTGAAGTTCCGTCAGATGCTGCGTAAAGAGCTGTACTAGCAGCTGGGTTAATCGCATCAGTAAGCAATGTCCCCTCATCCTGCCGATACCAGCTGCTGAAGTTTGCCCCCGTGATGCTGGCCACGTCAGCACTGCGGGTAACTGTGGCGGTGGTGGTGGGGATGTAGCTGGTGGGAAAAGCTCCGGCTTCTAGTTGGGCGCCCCAGAGGTAAAAACCACTTGTGCTGTCGCCAGTGTACGAACTGGCCGCGCCATTTGAGCTGCCGACAATAAACAAAACAGACCCGCCGTTGTCTGTGATTGTGCCGCCAACCTTAAACCACCCGTTTGCATACGCAGTAATAAATGGATTGGTCCAGTCGCCAGCAGTAAAGTCAACTGTTCCGGCTTGTAGGTTAAATCTTAAAGTTCGCCTTGTTCCCGTAGGTCCATCAGATTCAATGTAAAAAAGCCTTGTACCAGAAGCTGGTTTTACCCAAACAGAAAATGAATTAGTGAGCTGTCCTGTTGTTGGCGAAAGGAATAGTCGGTGTGACGAAGTTGCTGTATCTTCTACAAACAACTGAGCAGTAGAGCCACCAGACGGGCTTGTAACTGTTGCCGTCGATTGAACAAGGTTGCCAACAGTCCACCCGGAAAACGACTCAGATTGAGTGGCAAAATTCGTCCTCGCCTCCTCCACCAGCAGGCCAAGGCTTTCGCCGGTCGTGGGGTTGTGGTCGAAGCGGGGTTCGTTCGTCGTCGCGGTCTTGATCAGCCTGTCGCTGCCCACAAACGTGCCGCTACTGGCGCGGGTGAAGGTGACGAGGGGCTGGCCGCTAACGGCGTCGGTCAGGGTTTTGCTTTCGGCTAGGCGTAGGTCAAGGCTGGGCACTGCCCTGGCGCGGCGCCAAAGCTCATTACGGGCCCAGGGCGGAGTGAGCAGAGCGGCTCGACGCAAAAGCAGGGGAAAACTCATGCTCAGTTCTGCGCAATCGACAGTTCGATAAAGTGCTGCTCGCCGCTGGCCGGTGTGTACCCTCCAGTCGTCGTCAGCTGACCAAACAGCGCAGTGCCGGCTGCCGAAAACGGCAGGTTTACAAACGTGGCCAGGTTGCTGCTGCTGTCGCTGCCAGTGCCGCCAGTGGTATGCGCAAAGTCAATGAACCCGATCCGGTTTGCACGGTTTGCCCACAGCAGCGCAAACTGCGCATTGTCATTCACCGCTGCCACTGTGTCCCGATACAGCCACAGCCGGAAGTTCGCAGCCGTCGTGTTGTTCTTGATGTGTCGCGCTGACAGGATCATTCCGCTGCTACTGGCAGCACGCGATGCACCGCTGAACGTCAAGATCGTGGGCGAGCTGGTCGCATTGCTCACCGCATCACCAGCGGCATAGGCGGTGGTGTCGCTCGGGCGCGTGAAAGATGCGCTGACGGTGGCCTGGAAGCCCACCGCTTTGACGCTGTTCAGCAGCTCGCTGGTCGCAGCGACCCACTGATTGGTCGCGCTGTCAAAAACATGAAGCAGCAGGCTCATGACGATCCTCCGGTGTTGGTTCTGTGCAGCATCAACAGCCAGCCGGTGTGACCGTCAGGCTGCGCGTCTCTCACGCGATAGGTGGTGCTGCGCGCCACCACGGTGTCGCCCTGCTTCGGATCCCAGGGCATACTCTCTCGATCGACCAGCACAACCGGCTGCGTCGAGCGGACCTGAACCCCGGTCTCGTGATCCAGGCTCACATGACTCGCTTGAAACACGCCACGAACCTGAGCCGTGCTCTGGCCCCGGGTGAGCGTGACAGGTTCCCCCATCACGCTCACCACAGCGCCAAGAGCACGACTTGCCAGGTCAGTCCGCATCAGTCGAGCCGCACACGAGCTACCGCATCAGCGGTGGCCTTCGCCGCCAGGAACACGCCGATCCGCGTGTTGTTGGTGCTCACTGGGGTCACACGACGTGCGCCGCTGGCGTTATCCCAGTAGGCGATGGCGCCCACGGTGGCGTCGGTGCTGGCGCCGGTGGCGGACGTCAGGTCGTACACGCCTTCGGTGTCGATGTTGATGCTGGCGCCAGAAGCGCCGTCCACCACACACACACCGAACAGGCTGCCAACCAGCACGCCCTCACCAGACAGACGGGCGTACGGGAGCGCCACCTCCACGTAACGGCCCTCTTGAACGAAGTTCTTCATGGATCAATCCTCAATGGGTTGGAATCGTCAGCGCGATCAGGCGCCGGTGGAGCGGTAGAAGGCCTGGTGCTGGCTCACCATGCAGCCGAAGTCATGGCGCAGGTAGGTGGTGATGCCATCGGGGTCGCGCTTGATCTCGCTCTCGATGGTCGGGCCGGCCTCGCCTTCAAGGTAGCCGTACACCAGCTTGTCTACGCCGGGGTAATCGCCCACAATGTAGAACTGGCTGGTGCTGCTCACATCCAGGCGGGGCTCAACGATCGCCGTCAGCTTCCCGGTGAAGGGGTTGACATTGCTGGTCTGAGTCGGCGCAAAGGGTGCGTTGAACTGCTCGAAGGTGGTCTCCAGGGTGGTCGGCAGCAGGATGTACCGAGGCACCACGTAGAGGGGGTTCTTGCCGGTGAAGTCCTTCTGGTTGCGCATCTTCTGACGCGCTTCCGAGATGGAGGTCACGCCAATGGCGCCGGTGCCGGTGTTGTTGTGGCTGGCGTGGAACAGGGCCACGCCGTCGCTCATGCACTTGGCGTTACCGGTGATCAGGCCCCACATCTGGTTGGCTTCCAGCACAGCGACGCCACGGGCCAGCACCTGCACAGCGCGGGTGATATAGCCCAGGTTGTCGTTGATGATCAGGCGGCGGCCGATCACCAGCTTCTTGCCGTATTCGGTGAGGCTCCAGGCGCCCTGTTGCTCCTGCAAGGTGCCGGTCTTGTACTCGCCACCTTCCTTGATCTCCTCGGGGATCATCTGACCGCCGACTTCGATCTCCTTCATCTCGCGGAAGTCAGGCAGGTTGCGCTGCTCCGCCAGGGGGCGCCAGGTCTGCTGCTCCTCGCCGTAGGCAGCCTTCAGCGTCACGCGCTGGATGCTCGCCATCAGCAGGGGGAAGTCGCTGGTGCTGTGCAGGGCGCGCACTGCGATCTCGCTCTTGTCCATGCCGCGGGCGTTGATGCCGGCCATGTCCAGCGACTCGCGGGCCATGTCGAGCAGCGTGGTGCCGCGATACTCGCGGGCAGCCTCAGCCTGGTCGAGGGTGGCAAGGCCAGCGCGGACCTTCAGGTAGTCGAGCTTGGCGGCTGCGCGCTTCTGCCCGTGATCCTGCGTGACCTCGATGCGGCTCTGAGCCGGGGTCTTGCGCTCCTCGGCCGAGCGAGCGTCGATCAGCTGCATGCGGGCTTCGTCAAGCGCCACGCCATCGGCGATCAGCTTGTGGGCCAGCTCGTCGCCGACCTGCAGCTTGCGAGCGGCGTCGAGGATGCCGGCGGCGCGGCGGCGCTCTTCAGCGCGCACGGCCTCCAGATCCACCACGGGCGCAGCAGGCGCAGCAGCGCGGGATTCAATCTTGTTCTCGGGCGCAGCCTCAGCGGCCAGCGCCCCCTGGTTCAGTTCGTCCATGGATCGCTCCTGTTGGAGTTGGGTGGGGGTGGGCTCGTCTGAGCGCACCTGGGCCCCGGCGTCGGCCGGGATCGGGACCAGCGAGAGCTCATAGGGCTCCCAGTCCACTGCGCGCTCGACCGGCACAGCGCCGGTCTCATCACGCTCGGTCTTGTGGACTTTGTAGCCCACAGACACGTTGCGATAGATGCCGTCGATCACGTCCTGGAAGATCGGTTCGACGTCATCACGCCGGCTGAACTTCACGAGGGCGCGGCCCTTGTTGCCATCCAGCCATGCTCGCTGCACCACGCCGATCTGGCTGCGCAGCGAGAAGGAGTCGTGCGCATCGAGCAGCGGACCCCCCTTGTTCAGACGGTCCAAACGCACGGCGCCAGGCACCATGCTGAGCTCCTCGATGTAGTCGCCGCGCGACCAGCTGGCGCGCCTCACCTGCGCGCCGGTCGACCAGACCAGCTCAACGGTTCGCTCCTCGACGTTGATCGTCTCGGGGGCGAACATTGCCCGGGTCTGTAGGAGACCGTCGCTCATGTGTACTCCTTCATCGCCACGATTCTAGGGTCAGCCTGCAGCAGGGGTTCTCGGCGCTGCAGGCGCTGGCGGTTGCTCAGCTTCAACCGGTGGCTCGCCGGTCGGCGGCTGCACCGATCCCATCGGCCGCGCCTGCGTCAGGCCGGCCGCGCTCACCTTCCGCGGGTCGCTGTCGAGCACGATGCCGGCTGCATCCAGCTGACCGTTCCATTCCTGGATCTGCCGCAGCACTTCGTCCGGCTCATAGCCATCAGCGCGGATCGCTTCCTGCGGCGGCAGCAGGCCCGCGCGCACGCGCGAGATGGTGCTGCTCGTCTCGCTCTGCGGGTCGTAGAGCTCACGGCGCGGCGGCGTCCAGTCGGCGCTCAGCCCTTCAGTCGGCACGCCAGCGCTCGAGGCCTGCGTCGCCCACCAGTTCCAGATTTGGTCGAACGCCATCGGCGCCAGCACCTGCCAGGTGTCGCTCTGCAGCCGGCGCTGGAAGCCGATCCAGCCCATCCGGCCCTGGGTGTAGCTGCCGCCGCTGTAATCGCCCGTGAGCTCTTCGTAGGTGATGCCGATGCCGGCCGCGATCTCCAACAGGTAGGTCTTGATCACCCGGTCGATCTCGCCCGCTGCTGGCGGGTTGATCGTCCGGATGTCCTGGCCGGGGCCGAGCCGCACGATGCCGCCCGGCTCGATCCGATCGCCGATCGTGCTCTTCTGATCGCTCGTGCCGTCGAGATCCACAACAGCCGCCGCGAGGCAGGCCGCGACTTTCTCCTTCATCAGCCGCGCATCGAGCAGGTCGCCCAGGTCCTTCAGCCGCACCATCACCGGCGCCAGGCAGCTCACGCCTCGCGTCATGCCGGGCCGCTCTGGCGTGAACAGGTGGATGATCTGATCTGCCGGCACCGTGTTGCTCACGATGCTCGTCGCCTGCACCGCGCTCTCGCCCGGGTGGTAGTTGTAGATCCAGAACGCTTCGCGGCGGCCCTCGGCGTCGTAGACGATCCCCCGCTTCGTCCACCCCTGGCCCGTTGCGCCCGGCGTGTCGTGGTTCTCGTCGATCCAGTCGCCCTCCATCACCTGCAGCTGCAGGGGGATCGTCAGGCCCAGGCGTTGCATCGTCGCCCGGCTCGGCGTCCGCATCCTGATCAGCACCTCGCCCGACTCTTTCCAGCAGCGCACCACCTGCGCCATCAGCCCGTCAAAGTTCAGCAGGCCGTGGTAGTCGCACTGGCGCGGGTCTGCCATCCACCCGCGCATCAGCTCCGTCACGCGCTCGCCCTGGCGCCCATTGCGACGCGACTGCTTCGCCTTGAAGCTCCAGCCGGCGCCGATCAGGTTCGTCACCCAGCTCTCGATCGCCTTCTTGGCGTAGGGGTTGTTGCGCACCAGGTCGCGCGCACGATCCCGCTGGATGCCGAAGCCACGCGCGCTCGCTGAGTCAGCGCTGCTGCCCTGCGTGATCCAGCCATCTGTCCGCCGGCCGCGCGCCGCCGCGTCGTAGCGGCGCATCTGATCGAGCTGCAAGCGGGCCGCCTGGCGCCGGAGCGCCATCCGCGGTGCGATCGTCGCCAGCAGCTGCTCGAAAGGGTTCATTCGTAATCCCGCACCACGGCCGGGTAGTCGATCCGCACGGCCGGCGCAGTGGCGGCCGCCAGGCTGCTGGCGATCAGGTTGCGCGCGCGCATCAGGTCGCTCATCGACTGGTACTTCACGACCTTGTCGTCGTAGCGCACCTCCAGGTAGCCGCCGGCAATCGCTTCCTCGATGGCGGCCAGATGCGCCTGCGTGAACGTGCTCATCCCAGCTGCCTCCTCCCGGCCATGCTACTCAGTCCCAGAAGCTCGATCCTGATGGCCGCGGCGCCGCCTCATCCTCCTGCACCGGCGCAGGCCGCCGCTCCTCACGCTGCAACCCGCCGGTGCGCTCTGTCTCCCAGCGATCCTCGCTCCAGCGATCAGCGCCGACTAGCGCCGCCGCGGCCCGCGCATACACCCGGCAGTCCAGCGCTTCGTTGCGCGGCCGCGTCTTGATCCACTCAAACCGGTTGTAGCCCCGCCGGTCGATCGTGTTCGTCAGCCGCTCGGCGCAGAGCTGCCTGAAATATTCCTCGCCGTGCTGCGGGAAGTGGCACCAGCCATGCGGCAGGCCATCGCCGTCGTCAGGCATCGGCCGCCGCAGCCAGCCGTAGAGCTCGCTCTTCGCCGTGCTGCTGCCGACCGGCCACACCTTCACGCCGCCGCGCAGCGCCTTGCCATTGCGCAGCACCTCGACGCGGCCCGGCGTGCCGATGATCGCTGTCTGGCTCTCCTGGCCCTTGATCGCAATCACGCTGTTGCCGGCCTGGCCACGCACCCAGCGGTAGACCTCCTGGCTCCTGAAGCCCGAGTCGATCGCCGTCATCCTGATCGGCAGCCGCTGCCCGTCGCCGCGGCCAAACTCCGAGCGCACGAACTTCGTCAGCTCCCGCCACACGGCCGGCTGCGCAGTGTCTCCGGCGAGCACCTGGTAGTCGAGGCTCCAGCTCTCCATCCCAGGGCCCCAGCCCACCACCTCCAGCTCGAGGCGGTCCATCTGCACGTCGACGCCGCAGGTGATGAACACCACGCCGTCGGGCACCGTGCCCAGCTCGTAGAGCTCCCGCCGGTTGTAGAGCGCTTCCCAGTCCGGCGCCTCGCCGTCGTCGTTCCAGCACTCGGCCAGCACCGTGTTCCACCACGGCTTCAAGTCCGCCGGGTTGTCCTTCGCCTGCTCATAGCCGACCGCGGCTTCAGTCCAGCTGAACCAGCCCAGGGGTGAGTAGAGCGCCGAGCAGTGGTAGCCCTGCACTTCGCGGTCAGGGAACAGCGGCTCCCACCATTCCTCGTCAAACACCTCCGGGTCATACCACCAGGCCTTCGCGTCTTCGCTGATGCCCTCGCCGCACGCCTCGCAGATCAGCACCGGCGGCGTCCGCAGCGTGTTCGGCAGGCCCGGATCCTTCGGGTCGTACCGGATCCGGTCCCACTCGATCATCTGCTGATGCCCGCAGTGCGGACAGGGCAGCTTCAGCTGCTGCTGATTGCTTGTCTCCCACTTCGACCAGATCGGGCTGCGGCCCGCGATCGTTGGCGTCGATGTCCACGCCTGCTTCTTCCGCACGCCGAACGTCCGCGTCCGCGCGCTTACGATCGCCAGCGGGCTGCCTTCCTCGTCCACGTCTGCCGGCCAGCGGTCGATCTCGTCGCCGCCCAGGAACCGGATCGGCATCGACGCCAGGCCGCTCGCTGCATTGGCCCCGCCCAGGATCAGGAAGCCGCCGGTGAACTCCTTCATCAGCTGCGTGTTGCCCGAGTCGCGCTCGCGCGGCGCCTTCACCTTCTCGCCCAAGCTGGGCGTCGCCTCGATCATCGGCGCGATGCGCATCTTGCTGTAGCGCTTCGCCATGTCGATGGTCGGCTGCACAAACAGTGCCGGCCCCGGCTGGATGTCCATCACGTAGCCCATCCAGTTGTTGAGCATCTCGCTCTTCCCCATCTGCGCGCCGAACACCAGCACCACCTCCTGCACAGTGCTCGTCGCCGACAGGTCATCCATCGGCTTGCGCAGATACGGCGTCCTGGAAGTTTTCCACTCACCGTGCTCGCTGGACGCCTTCTGGCTCAACACCCTCCGTTGATCCGCCCACTCGCTCACCGTCAGCAGCGGGTCAGGCCGCAGCGTCCGCCAGAACGCCTTCAGCGCATCATCAGCCGACGCCAGATGCACGCACCAACTCCTCGAGGGCTCTCACATGATGCCGGTCGATCACCTGCAGCACCGCTGCGCGCTGCTCCTGCGTCATCCCGCCAACAGCTGACGCAATCTCGCCCACCATCTGCTGGCTCGTGCGCATCACCGCATCACGCACCTGCATTCCAGCAGCAGCGAAGCTGCGCTCCACCGCCGCCTTGTCCACCAGCTTGCCGGCCCGCTCCTCGTAATCGAGCTTGAGGAGCATCGCCTTGTAGCCCTCGGCCGCCGCCTTCGCGCTCGCATAGGTGGCGCCACCCTTCCCCACCGGTGGGCCCACCGGCGGCAGCGGCACGGCCTCGCCGCGAGCCGCCTTCTTGCCCGCGTTGATCGCATCCTTGCTGCGTTGCTGCTCCGGCGCCGTGTTGCGGCCCCACTCGATATCGGCCACCTCCGGGTCGATCCACCAGCTCTTGCCTTCGCGCTGCACGCTGCGCTGCAGCCGGCCCGTGTTGATGGCCTTTCGCACCGCCTGCGGGCTCACCCCATGGCGGGCTGCATACTCGGCCAACTTGATCAGCATCAGTCGCGGAGCAACTCAACGTAGAAGCCACGATCGACCAGCTTGCGGCCCAGGCCCGGCGGCGCATGATGCCCGAGCTGGATCGGCGTCTCCTGCGGCGTCATCCCGCACACCAGCTCCACCAGCTGGTCGATCAGCATCACGGTGTGGCCGCGGCCTTCCAGCATCTGATCCACCGTGACCTCGGGTCCCTCGGCGCCAAAGCTGATCCGCATCGGCCAGGCCCTCACGTGCCCATGTTCATCCCATTGGCAGCCGTAGGTAATCCGCGCGATCTCAATCATCAAATCCAGCGACGAACGTTCGCCGTTGTGACGCGCTCGCATCCTGCCAAGGCATGAGCACCGTCGTGCCAGCCGTCACCTTCATCACCGATTGCACCGACTGCGCCTCGGTCGCGTCGACCCAGGCCCACACCTCGACGTCCGGCCATGACCATGTGGAGGGCGATGGCTTGATCGCCAGGCCATAAATCTCGATGGTCCCGGGCCCTGCTTGCGAAAGCGTGTTTAACCCGAGCCGCTCGCCGAGCTCATAGGCCAGCAGCTGCCCCGCTGGATCGACGCCATGCACGCCCGCGCGATCACGAGGCCGGCACTGCGCAGCAATCAGATCCACCGCTGCTTCAAAGCCGGCCCAGGTGAGTTGCAGGATCGGAGCGCGGTTCGTCATCAGCCCTTCCCTGGCACCCAGGCCTTGTTCAATCCTGCCGCCACCTTGCGCACTTGGGTAGGCATCCCGGCTCGATTTACCAGCCGCACCACCTCTTCCGATTCCATCCCCAGCCGCTTCTGGATCTGCTTCTGTGGCACGCCGTCATCAGCGATGCTCCGCACGATGTCCGCCATCTTCAGAACCGCATGGGTGCCGCGCGCCCGGTTGTGGCGGATGGTGCTCATCATCCGATGCACTGGGTCGAGCCGCACTTGCACCGTCGGCACCTGGCCACCGGTGAGCGCCAGCAGTCGCGGATCTGCGCTCACCGTCCACCGGTGAAACCCATCCACGATCTGGAAGCTGCCGCCCTGGTCCTCGGGCAGCGTCACGATCGGCTGCGTCCACCCATCCTCCAGGATGCTCACCACCAGCAGCTCCAGCTCCGGGGCCGCCACCACGTTGGGGTTGTAGCTATTGCCCCGCAGCCGTTCGCGCGGCAGCCATCGCACCCTGCTCACCGGCTGCTCCGCCACGCTCATCGCTTCACCTCCAGCGCCTTCACCTCGTCGAACGTCAGCCCCGCCTTCTTCGCCGCTGCGATCGCGCGCTGCGTCAGCTGGCCCTTCTTCCGGCCCTTCAGGTCGCCGCGGCTCACCATCTGGCAGATGTACCGCCAGCTCAGGCCGCTCATCACGTCGTCCTTCGTCTCGTGGATCGGCCGGTGCGTTTTCTTCTGGTGCATCCGGATCACGCCCGCCATGCTCCGCGCGATCTCCGCGCGCTCCTTCGCCGGATAGAGCTCCAGCAGGCTTCGCGACCACTGCTGCCAGGTCATGCCCGGCGGCGGCTCCTTCAGCGCCGCGCCATACAGATCCGTGCGCGCATAGCGGCCCGCCGTGCCCACACCCTCCACGCGCCGCAGCATCCGCTCCCACAGCTCCGGCCATCCCTGCGGATACTTCCACAGCCCGCCAAGCGGCTCCTCGCCGAAGGGTGGCGTCACCCGCTGCAGGCTCACGCTGGTGCCCATCATTGCCTGCACGTCATAGGCGCGGTTGTAGTCCCACCCCTCGCGGCTCGCCGCCACCCACACGTCCTCGGCCTTCCAGTCGTAGATCGGCTTGCAGTTGAAGTAGTAGCCCTCGCGCGCGCCAGCGATGTAGTTGTCTCGCACCTTCTTGGTCACCGTCTGCAGCCGCCGCACCGACTCCTGCGCACGGATCCCCGTCAGGTCGGCCACCGTCCCGCACTCAGGCCCGAACAGCACCGGGCCCACATCGTCGAGCTGCATCCCCATCCGAAACCGTGGCGCATCCCGCAAGGTCACCGCGCCCGCCGGCAGCGGCCGGATCCACCGGTCACGCGCTGCCGGATCCCAGCAGTTCCACCACGGCTGCGTCCTGGCGCAAGCATTCCGGTGCTTGATCGGCAGGCAGCACCACAAGAACCGCAGATCATCCCTGGCGCGCACCCGCTCGACGTATTCGATCGTCTCCGGGTAGCAGGCCTCCTCATCGACGAAGTAGACGTCCAGCGGCAGCCGGCCGCGCTCGCGCGCCACCATCGCCGTCAGGTTCAGCACCGTCGTCGAGTCCTTCCCCCCGCTGAAGCTCACCACCACGCGGTCGAACAGGTCGTAGATCCGCCGGATCCGATCCAGCGCTGCAGTCATCACGTCCTGGTTGGTGCTCGTCGGCCGCAGCGTCATCGCGTCTGCAGCTCCGGGATCGCCGCGGCCGACACGCCCGCAACCATCGTGCGATTGAGCATTGGGTGATCCACGTCCGTCGGGCCCGTGTCGCTGTCCGGGTGCCACGCCACCACCGTCAGCCCTGCATCACGCCCCGTCCTGAACCGGTGCTCACCGTGCGGGTGGATCACAAACACCATCCCAGGCCGCAGCTCGAACTCGCCCTCCGGCGTCTCGCACCACCCACGCCCGCGCACCACCATCCCCACACGCACGCTCGGGTGTGTGTGCATCGTCTGCTCGGTGCCCAGCGGAAACCACAGCCCGTTCAGGCACGGGTCGCCCATCCGCACCGGCGGCACCAGCAGGCTGTCGGTGCAGCCGTCGATGTAGCGCAGCCGCCCGCGCTCCTCGAGCGGCCCGCCGATCACCATCACCCCCAGCCAGCGATGCCGGCTGATCACGATGCCCCGGCTCAGGTCCTGGCCCACCGGCCGCACCTCGCACTTGCCTGGCGCCGACGCATACATTCCCGCCGTCAGCACATGCGGCCATGCCCCGCTCTGCCGAATCGTCACCGCGCCCTGGTAGCAGAACACGAAGTGCGTCGCGTCCTCGCCCAGCACCAGGGCCCCATCATCCACGCCCCACAGCCGGGCATCCGGGAGCTCGCGCAGCAGCCCATGCCCCAGCTCAATCAGTTCCAGCGCCTTGCTCATCCAGCCACTCCCTGCAGATCTGCACCAGCGCCTCGGGCGTTCCTTCCAGCCCATGGCGCTCCTTCGCCGCGCGCACCGCAGCCAGCACCACCTCGCGGTCATCCCACAGCAGGTTCACGCTGAAGATGTGCCGCTCCTCCACTTCGCCGCTCTCCGCTGTCGCGTCTGCAGCCTCATCCTCGTCGTCGCCATCCGGCAGCCCCAGGCCCGGCTGCCGCTCCGGCTCCGCGCGCTCCGTGCCGGCCTCCGCCATGCCCTCGAACGCCTCGAGCTCCAGCCCGTCGTGCAGTCGCTTCAGGTCGTCCTCGCCAAAGCCCAGCACCGCCGGGTCGATCTCCATCGCGTTGATCTCCTGGCGCAGGAGCTCCAGGTCCCACCCCGCGTTCTCCGCCAGCTTGTTGTCCGCCAGCACGTAGGCGCGGCGCTGCCGCTCATCCAGGTGGTCGAGCACCACCACCGGCACCTTCGCCAAGCCCAGCTGTTGCGCCGCGGCCAGCCGGCCATGGCCCGCCAGGATCCCCGCGGAGGTGTCCACCAGGATCGGATTGAGGAAGCCGAACTCGACGATGCTCGCGGCGAGCTGGCCGATCTGCTCAGTCGAGTGGGTGCGCGCGTTGCGCTCGTACGGAACCAGCTTCCCGACGGGCCAGAGCTCGATGCGCTTGGCCATCGCCGGGATTGTCACAGAAGTCATGCGGCGCCTGGAGTCTCACGAAGGGAGGGCTCCGATTGGGCCACGGTAGCGCTGGGCGCGCAACCGGTTGCGCAACTACCGGCGGCTCCTTTGCGATCAAAAAACGTTTCGTGAGACTCGCCGCACTCTCGCTGGTTTGTCGCAATAACGCCGGGCTATTGAGAAACCCTGTCCCCATAAGGCTTTGGGAACCCGCTTTTAGGGCTGGCTCTAGCGAAAAATCGGGGCTCGCGGACCCGTAGGCCTTGAGCCCCAGAAGGACCCAAAGGGATGGGGGTGGGGGGGGGTGGCGTGGGGGTGGGCCTCAGCCCCTGCCAAAGCCCCTGCCCATGGCCCCCAGGGCCCGCAGGATGCCGTTCTCCAGGGCTTCCTCGATGCGCACCTCGGTGCGCGCCTGGAGGGCTGGAGCCCACTTGCCTCCCGTGTAGATGGCATGGATGGAGGGGCCATGGATCACGTCCAGGGGCATCCGCTCCTTGCCACGACGCTTGAAGGGTTTGCCCTTGGCGATGAAGCCCGACTTCACCACGGTGCGCTGGCCTCGGTAGATGCTCATGCTCAGGCCCTGGGATGTCTCCTTGGGCTTGAACTGCATGGCGGTGATGGGCTTGCGGTTGGTGCGGATGATCGCGGTCTGGCCCCCGTCCCTGAATTGCGCCTGGGAGACGTCCTGCTTGATGCGGCCGGCAGTGAGTGCGTACCGCTGACCGATCGACTTGGCCATGGTGGTGCGCCCTGCTCTGGCAGCGTCACGAACGCCTGAGCGGATGGCCTTGGGGATGTCGTGGCTGGAGAGCTTGGCGAGGGTCTGAGCCAGCTCTCGGTCACCCAGGACGCGGGCGCTGATGTCGATGGTGGCCATGGGGCTGGTGCTCCTGGGTTCAGGGTAGGCGCGTTGCGTCCCTCACGGTCCTCACGGTCGTCTCACGGTCGGCGTGAGACCGGAACCCTTTGCGCTGCAAGGGGTTTGCCCCTCTTCTCACACTCTCACACCCTTTACAGAGATACAGATACATACAAGGAGGGTCTCTCTCATTCATTTCTCTCTCTCTCTATAGGGGGCTCTCTCTCGGGGGTGAGCGTGAGAACGTGAGAAAGCCCCAAACCCCTTGTGTCGTAAGGGATTTGGGGCTCACACGTTTCTCACGCTTTGGGGTCTTCTCACGGCGGATCGGCGCTATCGACCGCATCGAGGGGCACTCTCACGGCGCGGCTGGTTGCACCGGCTCCCTTGAAGTAGATCGAGCCTGCTTTGGTCGCGCCCGGTAGTCGCGTGAGGACTGTGGGCCAGCAATTCGACCATGCGGTGTCGCGGAGGATGGCGGCGATCGCCTCGGCGTTGTTGCTGATGACGACGTAACCACCTTCCTCGGCCTTGATGCCGTTGCGGCCCAGGGTTGACTGCGCGTGTGACGCCTCGATGTTGAAATCGTGCTCGCGGTGCAGGGCCAGTTCCACCAGCTCGCCAATGGAGCGCGTGAGCGTGCTGCGGTCCGTCTCGACGCGGAGCTGGTGCTGGAGGATGCGCTGGATGCAGCGGCGCTCGTCAGGCACCTCGGTGGCCTGGCTGTAAGGCTCCCAGTTGTTGTCGTCGATCAGCTGCTGGGCCTGCTGCGGCGTGACGATCTGCGAGCTGTGGAGCGACCAGGCGCCGGCCAGCAGAGTGCCGTATTGGTCGCCGAGGCGCTGGGAGTCGAAGCGCTCAGCAGCAACGCGGGTGAAGACGCGGATTGAAGCGCGAATGGTGGGGATGAGGCTGACGGTGCGCGCCTGGAGGCGGCGGCCGATCTCTTCGCTGACGAAGCGATCGAGGTCGCGGTCGAGGGCCTCCCAATGCGCCTGGCGATGCTCTTTGGGCAGCTCGGATGGGTTGCGGAGAGTGAGCTGCGCGAAGCGGCTCTTGTCTGCGCCCTGCTTGAGACTGGTGGCGATCGAGCTCATCAGGAACATCGAGCGGATCGTGAAGCGCTGCGTGTCGCCCTCGGGCGTGCCCTTGAGGGTGTGGGCCTTGCTCTCGCTGCTGGCCACCCGGGCCAGGCCGAGGATGGCCTGCATCCGCTGCTGATCGGTGCGCTCGTTCGATTCCGCCTCATCGAAGACGACGGGTAGAGCATCTGCGCGAAGCGCCTGGCGAATGCCGGGCTCGGTGGTGTTGCCAGCGACGATCAGGCCCATGTCACCGAGCAGCGGGGTGACGTAGCGATCGAGGATGGCGGACTTGCCAGAGCCTGCTGCAGCGGTGAGCCAGGTGTGTGGCCGCCATGGGAGCGCGCCGCAGATCGGCGCGAGGGTGACCCAGCCAGCGAGGAGAAGGCCTGATGCTGGCACCTCCCAGTGGAAGCGCTCGGCGATCTCGGCGAGCACATAGGCCTCGGCATCGGTGAGCGGGGTGGCGTTTGCGGGGCCCTGAAGTGAGCTGAGGCGCTGGTAGAGGTAGGTGCTGTCCTTGATGCGGTCGGTGATCGAGCGATCAGCGCCGTCAACCACCAGGCGGTCGCCGAGGTGAAGGACTGAGCGGCCGCCGTCCCACCATGCGCCGCGGCCGCGGATCCGATCGGGGCTGTAGATGCCGACCCGGGCTTGCTGCTCAAACAGGTCCGAGGCTGCAGCAGTCCAGTTGGGGCCAGACTTGCCGGGGTAGAGCGTCTCCCAATAGCCCAAGGGCGCAAGGGCGACGAGGTTGGTGCCGGTGTGGCTGCTGCGCGAGAGGCGGAGCACCTGGCCGGTGCGGTGCGGCTGGTAGTAGAAGGCGTCGTGATCGAAGCCGAGGCAGGTGAAGTAGCCGCCGGCTGAGGGCTTGATCGGCTCCGGGTCAGCTGGTGTGTCCTCGGGCTCCGGCAGCTCCTGCTGCTCGGGTTCTGCGCCGGCGAAGGCATCAGCGCCCCATGCGGTGAGCACCGCCTCGATGCTGGTGGTGTTGGCTCGGGCGTAGGCGGCGGCCTGCTGGGGGGTCCAGTCGGCGTCGGCAATGTCCCAGGCCTCTGGGGCGTCGGGCGGGTTGGCAACGACCTTGACGGTGGTGCCCGCCATGGGGAGCAGCTTCTCAGCGATGCGCGCCATGGCGGAGCGGCCCACGTCGTCGTTGTCGGGCCAGAGGATCACCTTGCGGCCCTCGAGCGGCGACCAGTCGGCTTTGTCGACGGCCTTGCAGCCAGAGGGCCAGGTGGTGACGATTACGGCGGGGAACAGCTTCGCGGCAGCGTCGGCTGTCTTCTCGCCCTCCACCACCAGGGCCGGCGCATCAGGCTTGGCCTGCAGAGCTTCAAGGTTGAGGAGCGGCCGTGGGGCTGGGGGCGCCTTCCACCGCCAGGCTGAGCCGTCCCAGCTGAGGGGCCTGATCTTCTTGCCGGGGAAACGGGTGACGATGAAGGTGTCGCTGTAGCGCCAGAACGCCTCGGCGCCGCGCGTCGGTGGGTCGGTTATGGTTGCTGTGCTGGCTGACAGAACCCGAGCCCTCGAGGTGAAAGCCGAGGGCTTTTTTGTTGGCAGCCCGAGGAGCTCCTCGACGCGGCGGGCAGCTTCCTTGAAGTCCCAGCCCTTGAGCCGCATCAGCAGCTCGATGCCGTTGCCGGCGCCGCCGGATTGATGCTTGCCCCCGCACTGGTTGCAGAACCAAGAGCCGGAGCCGTCGAGATCATCGAAGCGGTAGCGATCGGTGCCGCCACAAAGGGGGCATGGCTGATGCTCGTCTGAGAGCTGCTTGTCGCTGAGGCTTGCAAGTGAGGCGAGGATCTCGGGCCAGCGGCCGCGAGCTGCGTCGATGATGTCCGCCATGCGTCAGGACGCCTCCTCGATCACGGAGGTGAGCCGTCGGAGCTCGGCGATGACAGCGCGGATCGAGCGCTGCGAAGGCTGGCGGTGATCAGCGATGCCCTCAAGCATCTGCAGAGAGCTGATGCGCTGCCGCAGGATCTCGCCGACGCGGCGGCGCTCATAGGAGGTGCCTGCAGCCCAGGCCACAGAGTCGCGCAGCTCAAGGATGCGCAGTTCTGTATCGGTGGTCATGCGGGGCCGTCCTGCCACTCGGGCTCGAGGGATGCGATGCCGAGGATGTGTTTGGGGAACAGCTCCTGGGCGGTGAGTGTGGCCTGGGCTTTATCGGGCGCGAGCACGCCGATGCGGATCGGCGGCTCGTCTTGCCGCAGGGCGGTGACGGTGAACGGGAAGAGCGGCGGCTGCTTGCGGTGGAAGCGGATCATGCCTGCACCTCTTGCTGCAAGGGCAGGCTGGTGACGGTGATGCGGTTGTGCAGGCGACGCGCTTCGCGGACGGTGGCTTCAGTTGCGTGCCAGCTCCAGTTGCGGAAACGGATCTGATGCTCGGCCCAGAGCTCAGGTTTGGCGGCCCAGTCGATCGCGTGCTGATCAGTGGGGGGCTCGCAGTGATGGGCGTCGCGGTAGAGCTTGCGGAGGCGGTGAAGCGCCGTCTCAGGTGCGAGTGTCATGGCGGTTGCCAGGGTGCTCTTGGACGCTACGGGCGCAACGTGAGGTCTGAGCGGCGTGCGTAACGAACCGTCACAGTCGAAGGATCGACAGCGCATCGGGAACGGAGCGGGCGATGCCGGCCAGGCCGCCGGCCTGCTCGATGAGCTGCAGGAATGCCTGCTGCTGATCCGTCGGCGCTGCGCGGTCCTTGACCTCGACGGCGGCGAAGACGGCCAGGCGCTGGCCAACCATGTCCGGGGTGATGACGATGCTGCGGTAGCCGATGAGATCGGAGCTGCCCGGGCAGAGGCCGTAGCGCACCAGCTGGCCCCGCTGATCGCGTAGCGCGCCGACGTTGTTGCGCCAGAGGCGTGCCGGGCCGTTGGCGGCCAGCTGGATCTCGGACTGGATGCGCCGTTCATCCGACCGCTCGCGCGCCATGCCTGTTTCCTCGTGCTCGCAGGATGTGATCGGTCCACCCGCGAGAGTAGCCGCGCTCCAGGCGGATGACTTCGAGCTCGTCGCGGGTGCGGGCCTGTGCCACAGCGTTGCGCTTTCCCCTAGCGATGACGCTTGCCGGGAGCTCCTGCAGCTCGCCCTCGACGATCGCCAGCTCACGGCGGGCGGCTTGGGGGAAGACGTGGCCGCACTCGGGGCAGCTCGGCGAGGCCGATGGGATGGCGGAGAAGCAGCTGTCGCAGACCTTGATGGGCAGCGCATCGCTGGCGGCCCGCTTGCGCTTGGTCTGGCCCTCGAGGCTCCAGTCGCGCGGATCGGTGGGGCGGCCGTGGCGGAGAGTGTTGCCGACGTGGTCGTTGACGATCGCGTATGGCTTGCCGGGCGATGGGCGAAGCACACGGCCGATCTGCTGGAGGTGCAGGCCCAGGCTGTCGGTGGGGCGCAAAAGCATGGCGCCTGTGACTGACGGAATATCGGTGCCCTCAGAAATGATGTCGCAGGAGGTGAGCACCTTCACGACGCCAGCGCCAAGGTCAGCGATCAGGCGGCGGCGAGCGCCGCGATCCATCGAGCCATCGAGGCGGGCGGCGCTGATGCCCTGGGCGCGGAAGGCCTCGGCCACGGCGTCAGCGTGCGCGACGGAGCAGCAGAAAGCGATGGCGGTGCCGTTGTGCACCGGCTCGATCGTGCGGCGGTAGTGCGAGACGGCATCACCCATGGCCTGGCCCTGGCGCAGGATCTCCTCGGACTGCTGGTGGCCCTTGCGAGTGTCGAAGCGCTTGATGCCTGAGAGGTCGATGCCAGGCGGGGCGAAGATGCGGGCGGGCACGAGGAAGCCCTGCTCGGTGAGCCAGGCGGCGTCGGGGCCCTCGATCAGGGTCTCGAACTGATCGCCCAGGCCGCGGCCGTCGAGGCGCTCGGGCGTTGCGGTGACGCCGAGGACATGCGCGCGGTGATGGTGGGCCAGCACCTTGCCCCAGGTGCCGGCGACAGCGTGGTGGGCCTCGTCGACGATGAGCAGCTGGAAGAAGTCGGCCGGGATGGTGTGGAGCCGCCGGGCCAGGGTCTGGACGGACGCGACCTGCACGCCCTGGCGGAGGTCCTGGCGGTAGCCGGCGGCGATGATGCCGTGCTGGCAGCCGATGGCGTGCAGGGAGCGGCTGGCCTGATCCACGAGCTCTTGGCGGTGGACGAGGATGCACACCCGATTGCCGCGGATGGCGGCCTGCTCGGCGATGTAGACGAACGTGTAGGTCTTGCCGCCGCCGGTCGGCAGCACGAACAGCACGCGCCGCTGGCCGGACTGATAGGCGCCGCGGATCTCGGCGACGGCTGAAGCCTGGAAGGGTCTGAGGGTAACTGACATGCCTGCCACGGTAGGGGTTGACCGTGGCCGCAGGATCGCAGATTATCCCGCGAAATCAACGCATTGTGAAGGTATGTGACGGGATGCAGCGGGAGGCGGAGGTATGGCAGAGGAGGTCTTTATGGTCAGGGCTGACCCCCGCTATTCACAGATGAGGGCCCACATTCACGCGCTAGCCATGGCCTGGCGCACCTATTGGTCGGTGCTGGCGCTGCAGGCCAGGGACCGAGACCGCGCAGCCAGTCAGCGCGCTCGGTTGCGCGCCATGACCGACAAGGAGCTGACCCACGCCTCGATCCAATGGGGCGGTGCCGTCACCTATCCGGAGCTGCGTCGCCGCGGCCTGCCCTTGCCCCAGGGTCCTTCGCATGTCTGAGCTGATCCACCACCCCGGCCTGACCAACGAGGCCTATCACGCCCTCAAGGCTGTCTCACCCAGCCAGATCAAGGTGCTCGGGCGCAGCCCGCTGCACTACTACGACCAGTTCCTGGCGGAAGACCGCGAGAAGCGTGAGCCGACCCCGGCCATGCTGATGGGCACGGCGCTGCACACGGCGGTGCTGGAGCCCGAGCTGTGGGACAGCACCATCGCGGTGCCGAAGCAGGCCTTCGATCGTCGCAGCAGGGTGGGCAAGGAGCTGGCCGCCGAGTTCGAGCGCGAGAGCGCCGGCAAGATCGTGCTCAGCCCCGACGATGCGGACCAGGTGCGCCGGATGGCTGACCAGGTGCGGAAGCACCCGGCTGCTGGCTTCCTGCTGGAGCTCCCAGGCCGGCGGGAAGCCAGCTACACATGGAACGATCCAGCCACGGGGCTGGAGTGCAAGACGCGCCCCGACTGGCACAGCGAAGATCGCCGGATCGTGGTGGACGTGAAGACCACCAGGGACGCCAGCCGGGCCGAGTTCGCCAAGAGCATCGCCAACCTGGACTACCACGTGCAGGCGGCGTGGAACCAGACTGCGCTCGAGGCCCAGCAGTTTTTGACGATCGCGGTCGAGTCCACCAGACCGTATGCCGTGGCCGTCTATCCCGCGAGCGGGGCGATGATCGCAGCCGGTCAGCGGCGGATCGAAGCGGCGATGACGCTCCTGGCCGAGTGCTGGCAGACAGGCATCTGGCCTGGCTACGGCGACCTGGTGGCGGAGCCGATCGAGCTGCCGGGGTGGTGCCGTGACTGAGGGCCGCTGGCTCACCTACCAGCAGCTGCTGAAGCTGCATCGCGAGTCGTTCGCCGATGGCGGCCGCACCGTGGTGCAGATGCTCAGGCTGACGGCCGAGCAATACGACGAGGCCTCCGTGCCTCACCCTCGCCTCGACCAGGTCGCCGATCACATCGAGGCCATCCTCAACGAACGACAACAGCAACAAATCCATGAGTGACTCCACAGCCCTCACGACCACAACCCAGCAGCCGGCCAGCACGCTGGCCTTCCTGCACGACGGCGCTGCGCTCGATCACCTCTACCGGGTGAGCAAGGCGTTCTCGATGTCCGGCATGGTGCCGGGCCACTTCCAAGGCAAGCCCGAGGCCTGCATGGTCGCCCTGATGTACGCCCAGCAGCTGGGCGAGCATCCGATGGTGATGTTCCAGGAGGTATCGATCATCAACGGCAGGCCGAACACCTCGGCCCGCTTTGCCATCAGCCGCGCCAACAAGAGCGGCCTGCTCCAGGGCCCGGTCACCTGGAAAAGCAAGGGCCAGGATCAGGCACTGGAGGTCACCGCCTCGGCGGTGATGCGCGAGACCGGCGAGGTGATCACCGCGACTGTGACCATGAAGGAGGCCAAGGCCGACGGCTGGACCCGCAATTCCAAGTACCAGTCCATCCCCGAGCAGATGCTGCGGTGGCGTGCGGCCACGCGGCTGATCAACCTCTACATGCCTGAGGTGCTGTTCGGCCTGGGTGTGCGTGAGGAAGCCGAGGTGCGGCCGGTGAGCGTCGCTGAGGTGCCGGCCAGCAGTGGTGATGTGGTCACCGATCTCAACCGGCAGATCGCCGCAAGCGTTGCGGTGTCAGAGTCGGATTCTGGCGAGAAACAACCTGTCGCCGAAGCAACGCCAAGCAACGAATCAGAAACCCCAGAGGTCATTGACGTCGATGATCCGTTTTAAGGAAGGTGTTTAGTTGATGGGCGAACGTGCGTACTTGACCTCTAAGGAGCTCGCCGACCGATGGCGGCTCAGCGACCAGACGCTCGCCAACTGGCGCTATGCGGGCAAGGGCCCGCCGTTTATCCGGGTTGGCGCCCGGGTGCTTTACCCCTCTGAGGGGATCCACGCTTTCGAGAGGCTCAGCCAGCAATGGCTGGGCAACGAGGAAGAACAACCACAACCATCAGCATGAGCGAAATCATCAACACCCTGCTGCGGGCGAGCTCGCATCACTTCATCGGCCGCCTGGGGCGCGATCCTGAGATGCGCTTCCTGCAGAACGGGAACAGCGTCTGCAACGCAAGCATCGGCATCAACCGGCCAGGCGCCAAGAAGGACGACGGCCAAGAGCCCGACTGGATCAAGTTGGAGATCTGGGGAGAGGATGGCCAGCGGTTTGCGGATGCGTGCCGCAAGGGCCAGGAGGTTCATGTGGTGGGCCGGGTGAAGACCGACCGCTGGACCGATCGGAGCACCGGCGAGGATCGCGTGGCGCTTGTGTGCATCGTGAGGCAATGGCAGCTGATCCAGCAGCCGCCTGCTGCTCCTGCTGCTCCGGCCGCCGCGCCTGCACCTGCTGCGCAGCCCGCGCATCTGGCCGCGGCCGGCTGGGCCCCGAACCCAGCGAACGGCACCGTGGCCGCGAGCGACATCCCGTTCTGAGGTGATCGAGCCTGCGTTCCTGGCGTCGCTGCGGCGGCGCCACCGCGCCGAACTGGTGCTGGTGTTGGTGCAGCTCGAGCAGCTCGCGCCAGGTTGGTGGCTCACGCTGCACGACCTGGCCGAGCAGCTCGGCACCGATCGGGCGACGCTCAACCGGAGCATTCGCAAGCTGGAGAACCTGGGCCTGCTGCGGCGGGCCTCGATCAGCAACAGCGGCGGCACGTGGATCTGGTGGGTGCAACGCACCGAAGGTGACCAGCCGCGGCCGGAGGATGAGCCGGCGTGGATGCTGCGCGACCTGTCGCGCAAGCGGCCGGTGCGGATCCCGGTGAGCGGGCGCTGGGCGTGGGCGCAGCGCCAGGGGATCCCGCGCCAGACGATGCGGAGCTTCCTCGCTGGCCACCAGCGGGTGCTGCGTGAGCGGTGGGAGCTCGTGGCAACACCGATGGATTGTGAAGCGTTGTTACGGTGACTCGCTAGGGGCAAGCGTCAGCCCCTATTGTCAGATCACGGGGGGCGACCCCCACCACCTCAACAAACCATGACCCTGTTCAAGATCCACTACCGCGACATCGCACCGAGCGGTGACGTGATCGGCCGCGGCCTCCTGATCGACGCCGACTGCCTGGAAGACGCCGAAGCCCGGGCCTGTTTCCTGGCCCGCGGCGATGAGGACATCGAGTCCGTGCGCCAATTCTGGCCCCGGGAGGTGGCGTGATGGCACCGCGCGTCATCTACCAGTCGCCCGCCAACGCCAACACGCCAGGCGCAGGCTGGACGATCACCCAAGACCCGACCTTCAGCCGCAATGCCAACCTGGTGCGCTTCTACCGCACCACCGGCCAACGCAAGCTGCTCGATCAGATCGCCGAGTGGGATCCTTACGCGCAAGCCTGGACAGCTAGTCGCTGGCTGCCAAAGCCGCCAGTCGTGCCCCAGTGGCTGATCGACAAGGTGGTGGCCCACATGAGCTTCGAGGATCGGGCCGATGGCTGAGCTGATCCACCGCGACACGCACGACATCGCTCAATTCGGTCCTTGGTGGACGGTCGAGCGCCAGCCCCGTTACGTGACTGACCCGATGGTGGTGCGGTTCCTGAAGCACAACGGCAAGCGCAAGCTGCTGGAACAGACCGCGCGATGGACCGGTGCGGGTTGGGATCCGAAGCGCTGGGTGCCCAAGCATCCGCAGGTGCCGCACACCCTGATGGCGATCGTCGAGAACCACATGCGGGCGCTGGGGGAGGAGTGATGTTCAACGCCGACTTCTACCCCACGCCGCCAGAGGTGGCGGCCACCATGCTCGACCCGCTCGACCTGCGCGGTCGGGTGGTGGTGGAGCCATCCGCCGGCAGCGGCAACCTGGTCACCGAGGCCATGGCCCGCGGCGCTGCCGAGGTGCTGGCGGTGGAGCCCGAGCCGAAGCTGCGGGCGATCCTCGCCGCCATCCAGGGCAGCCGGCTGATTGGCAACGACTGGCTGGCCATCACCGCTGAGCAGATCAGCCACGCCGACCTGGTGGTGATGAACCCGCCCTTCAGCGCGGACGAGCGTCACATCTTGCACGCCTGGGCCATCGCCCCGGCCGGCTGCGAGATCGTCAGCCTGTGCAACTGGAACACGATCGACGACAGCCGTTACGGGTTCCGCGCCAGCCGGGAGCTGCGCACGTTGATCGCTTCCTACGGCAGCCGCCAGAACCTGGGCCCGGTGTTCGAGGATGCCGAGCGCACGACGCGCTGCGAGATCGGCCTGGTCCGCCTCACCAAGCCTGGTAGCCGGCCCGACGCTGACGAGTTCGACGGGTTCTTCCTGGGCCCCGACGACATCGAGGCCCAGGGCCAGGGGCTGATCCGCTACCGCCGCTCGCGCGACCTGGTGAACCGCTACGTCGAGGCCTGCCGCATCTACGACCAGCAGCTCGAGGCCGGCGTGCGCCTGCAGGCCCAGGTGGGCGGCATCTACAAAGGCGAGCTGGGCCTCCAGATCACGATGGAGGGCTGCGCCGCCAGCCGCAACAGCTTTCGCAAGGAGCTGCAGAAGGCGTTCTGGGAATCGGTGATCGCCGAGATGCTGCCGCGCGAGATCGCCACTAGCCAGCTCCAGGGGGACATCAACACGTTCGTGGAGCAGCAGACGAAGGTGCCGTTCACGGAGCGGAACCTGTTCCGGATGCTGCAGATCATTGCCGGCACATCAGAGCAACGGATCGACCGCGCGGTCGAAGCCGCGTTTGATGAGCTCACGCGCCACACGAAGGAGAACCGCTGGCAGGTTGAAGGCTGGGCGACCAATGACGCCTACCTGTTCAACCAGAAGTTCATCGTGCCCTACATCGCCGAGCCTGACTGGCGGCCTCACACCGTGAGCTTGAAGCAGTGGAGCGGCAACTTCCCGCACATCAGGGATTTGATCAAGGCGCTCTGCTACATCACCGGCCGGCCCTATGCCAAGGTCGAGGATCCCGCCTGCGGCTACAACCGGCTGGAGCCCGGCGTGTGGCTCGACTGGGGCTTCTTCGAGTTCAAGGTCTACAAGAAGGGCACCGGCCACTTCCGGTTTAAGTCCCTCGAGGACTGGGCGGCGCTTAACGCGCGCGTCGCACGCATCAAGGGGCTCACCTTGCCGGAGAAGCTCCGGCGCAAGTCCACACGCACGACGACCAAATGACCACCGACATCACCGCCACGCTCACCGAGCGGGGCCAGCGCTACGGCCGCTTCATAGGCCACGCACGCATCACCCAAGATCTGAAGACCGTCATCAGCGAGCACACACCGCTGGGCCGGACCAGAGCCGATGGATCACACGGCAACCACCTGGCCCCGGACCAGCAGGAAGCCCTCGACATGATCTGCCACAAGATCGGCCGGATTATCAACGGCGATCCCGACTATGCCGACAGCTGGCACGACATCGCTGGCTATGCGCAGCTGGTGGCCGATCGGCTCAACGGGGTGGAGCGATGAGCGATCATTGCGTCATTGACCTGGCCGCCGAGCCGCCGGTGTTTCGCTGCGAGATCTGCGGCGCTGAGCAGGAGCTAGAGCTGCCGATCCCACTGCACGAAGCCGCATGGCTGGGCGAGCAGTGGGTCGAAGAGCACGACGCCTGCGCTGAGCCAGAAGAGGATCACCCAAGCCTGACTGCTGAAGAACGCAATCCGACTCTGAGATGAAACGAACCCTCATCACCTTCGCTGCCGTGCTGCAGCAGCTGGTGCCTGTTCCCCCTGCTGAAGCTCACCACGGCGCCGGCCACGGCCGCCCTGTGACCGCAACCGTCTACGACAGCTGGTTTCACGGCCGCGTCACCTACTGCGGCGGCACCTACCAGCACTGGGGTGTCAGCGCTGCCCATCCCTGGCTGCCGTGTGGCACGCCGGTGACGGTGCGCCACCAGGGCCGCCGGCTCACGGTCCGTGTCACGGATCGCTGCGACTGCAGCTCGATCGACCTGAGCGCCGGTGCTGCCCATCGTTTGAATGTGCCGCTCGACGGCATCGCCACTGTTCGCATCTCGCATCAATGATCAGCATCGACTCAGACCAAGGCCGCATCGGCCCGTTCTGGTGGATCAACTCGGACACCAGCATCCTCGAAGCACTTGATCCGCTTGGCATCGGCATTCCAAGAGTGCTGCGCTACGTCCGCTGGGGCACAGTCGGCATAGGCCGCGACATCCGCCTGGCGCTGGAGGTGCAGGAATGACTGACCCCACCGCTCACCACCTAACCTGACCCCCAGCCGGGTCGGCTCCACCCGCAAGGGCGAGCACCGCCGCAGTCAGGCCTGGGGTCCTGGCTGCCGCAGTGTGCGGTATCGGAGGCCCGGCCATTCTTTACACCATCATGCGCAAACCATTGGCGTGTCCATGCTGCGGAGCGACGCGCGGCATCGGCACAGACAGCACCTACACCCTGGCAAACGGCCACCGGCGGCGGCTGCGACGCTGCAACCACTGCAGCGCTCTCATTCGCACCATCCAAGAGCCTGGCAAGCACGAGCGCCTGGCCCAGGAGGTGATCACGAAGCCCACCGCGCCGAAACCGCAGAAGCTGACCGCTGATGAAGTGCTGGTGATCCGCAATGCCGCAGCACGCGGCGTGCTTCAGCGTGACTTGGCGATCGAGTTCAACGTGCGCCGGCAGACGATCCAGCAGATTGTGACGGGCAAGACGTGGCGCCTGGTTGATGGCCCGATCAACAAGCGCTACTGCTCCAGCTGTGAGCACTACGGCAACGGCTCCTGCGCCTTCGGCTTCCCTGAGGCGGTCGACGAGCCGTGGTTTGCCAGCGAGTGCTCGCTTTATGGGGTGAGCCAGTCGAGCAGCCGGGCCTGACCCAGCTCGCTCCAATGCGGCTGCTCACGCCACCAGCTGAACACCTCCTTGTGTCCCTTAAGCCTGTTACAAGGAAGGCAAGCCGGCGCCAGGTTTGAGCGCACGGTGAGGCCGCCCTTCACCTTGGGCCAGATGTGATCGAGCGACTGAGCCGGCGCGTCGCAGTAGGCGCAGCGATGCTCCCAGGCCTCGAAGATGCTGGCTCGGAATCGATGGCGGGCGGTGCGGGCTGGGACGAACTCGGTGTCATCAATCCGCGCTTGCATCCGCAGCCAGCCGCTCGCCTGATGCTAGGTGCGGCAGCCATGTAACGAACTGCGACAACAGGGCTGGCGGCGCTGCAGTCCGCCGCGATGATGCGCGCACGAGCCGCGAGGCTCATCACCCCATCGACCCATGAACCTCTTCCTCCGCACCGTTGCCTGCTGCACCATGACCGTTGGCCTTTCCGGCGCCGCCTTGTGGTGCCTCACCACCACCCTTGACGACATGACGCGCAAGGACTGCCAAGCTGGTGTCGTCCGTGCCTGCCAGGCGCTGAAGCAATGACCAGACGCCACCGCCGCGGCCAACGCTACGAGCGTGGCCAAACCGTCTACGTGCGCGGCTGGGGGCCGCTGCAGACCGCACGAGTCACAGCGGTGCTGACAATCCGTGGCTGGCCCTGGTATGAGGTGCTGGCCACGACCGACGCCTCAGCGTGGCTGATCCCCCGCATCCACCTGTCCACCATCCCAATCTCCATCATCGACCAGTGATCAGCTATTACCTGCGCCGCGGCCGCGAGTGGATCTGCGCTCCGTCCGGCCATGACCCAGCCGCAGCATTCGTCGAGGGCCTGACCGTCGACAGTGACCCCGATCGGGCATGGCTGAGCCAATCGCTGGATGAGGCGCACGAGCGCC